AATGGTCCATTAGTAAATTCTACCTCTGTTAATGACCAAGATGTATGACCTGTACGAGATAGTTTTCTAGTTTTGTGATTAGGATGCGTAATATACATTACGTCAGCAGATTGTGCAAATTTAATATCAAATAATTCTGCAGTTAAATAAGGTGATGATATTTCATAAGGAGAACCACCAGATAGTATTTGACCATTATCTCTAAAGAATCTAATATATTGATTTCCTAATTCTAAAATATAAGTTTGTGTTGTAGAAAATTCAAAAGGTATTAATCTTGTTTTAGCAGCACTTGATTTTACTTCTGCAATATATTGTGTACCCGGTCTACGAGCTGCAGCACCATGAGGATAGATAACCATATTTTCTACAGTTGCACATCCTGCTGGATATTTTGCTAAATCAACTCTACCATCTAATCTTGGTGATAGCTCACCCGCTGTAAAGTTTGTAAGTTGTGCAGCTACTCTAGCCATTTATTAAAACCTTGAGTTTATGAATGTACCGGCATCAATAGTATCTGCCATACCATTTTCTTGAGTTACGTTTTGACCTTCTGTTGAATCTACAAATCTAGCATCTCTTAATTTATCTTGATAGTTAGCGATCATATTTTGTGATGTAGTATTGTTAGATGTTATTGCATAAGCAATATCCGCAGCTAATGCAGCAGATAAAGTTTCTCTCAATAACTCATCATATTGATTGGCATCTGTTATTCTTGATATGTATAATATTTTCATAGTTTCATTGTTAGATAATATTGATCTACCTTCTACTTGATAGTTTGAATCAAAATCTAATATTCTTAATAGTCTTAAACAATCACCCGGCAAATCAAATTGAAACTTGTAACCCCATGCAGGAGTAGTTGTTGATGATGCTAGTTGAACTCTTTTTTGTAAGCAGTTCCAAGGATGTGATCTAAATACTGCATCTCTTACTTGAGTAAATCTTGAGTTGCAAAGTCTAGCATTTTTTGAATCTTCTGTTAAGGAAAGTATAGTTGTTGCACCTAGTTGATTTAATGCTCCATTACAAATGTCCACTGTTGATGCCATATCACTTCCTTATAATATACTTTCGCCTTATCTGTCTATCTTTTTCTAAAGCAAAAATTTCTTCTTCTGTTCGTTCTTCTTTAGCATCAAATCCATAATGATATTTAGAATCATGTTTGAACCTATCAACTAACACATACCTATATACATAATTATCTTTTTTAAAATGTAATACAGGTTTTAAATCTTGTATTTTTTTCATGCACTCTAGGCGGCTTCCACTCTCGCTTTCACCGCCTAAAATTCTATTTACTAGTCTAGAACGTATGTCATCTGAACTGTAATAAGTCCAGTTGCATTTGCTCCAGCAGTAGTTGCTGTAACAATTAAACCATCTGGTGCGTCTACAACAGAGTTTTCACCCAATGCTGTAGTAGCTGCGATAGCAGAACCAGTAGCAGAAGTTGATCCTGCTGCTGCTTTGTATTCATCAACATCAGCCGCTACAGTAGTTCCTGCTGCATTAACGTATGCTGCGTGTCCTACTGATACAGTTGTGCTTGAACCAAGTGCTGCGTGGTTTAATCTTCCACCTATAATTCTTGCTCCATTAGGCAACTTAAACATATTGATAGTTTCTTGAGCTCCTGCTGCAGTAAAATCTGCGTAAGCAACTCTAACTCTACCATGTAGTTCTGTAGTGTCTAACTTAACAGAAGGTGTATCTATAGTTTTTGCGTATTGTACTGAATTAGCCATATATATATCCTCCTATTATGCTTCTGTGCAAGTTATTCCAATTACTTTCTCTTTTTCCATTCTAGTAGCACCAATGCTCATGCAGTAGTAAACTTGAGTAGCATACGATTTGTCTGCTCTTTCGTCTATTCTTGCTGAAACATCTTTACCAACTGCTAGAGTGATTCCATCTTGAGCAAAGGCAATACAAGTTCTGTCATTACCTGCTTTTGAAAGTCTGTTGGATGTTATAAATTTAAACCCAAGGAAAGTATCAACTTCACCCTGTACTAATGCTTTTACAGAGTTAAAGTCTGAACTTGTTACTTGAGTTGTACCAAGTAGATTACTCATCTGCTCCGGTCCAACAACAATGTATCGTTGGATAGAAGGATCAACACTTGCTAAATCAAACTTTTCTTTTGCTTTTAAAAGTTTGTCAATGTTTAATCCTGTAGTTGAACCTACGTTAGCTGCGATTGCAGTTTGTGCAGTTTCAGTTCCAGAACCAGTTTCGCCTGTGAAAGCTGTACCAGTTGCTGCAGAGATAATCACATCATCCATAGCTCTACCCATTGCGTAAGCAGCGGCTTGTGCGTATGAAGATGTTGGATCTATTAAAAGACGTACTTTGTCTTGTTGATCAATAAGATCAGCGAACTCGTAGTCTGCAAGAGATACTCTTCTTCTTGAGTGAGGAGTGTCTATTTGCGGAGTGTCCGAGTGTCTGCTCTGTTTTAATTGAGCTGTAACTGACCCGACTTGATCAAAGAAAGCATTTTTTCCGACAACACTTTCTTGTCTAACTTTGTCTCTTAATAATGATCCCATTTGTTGAGATAGCATTTGTACGTTTGCAGAATACTGCTGTACAAAAGCTGTAGTTATATTTGATGACATATTTGTCTCTCCATTATTATTATTATTAAGTTAAAATAATCAGAAAGGTTATCCACTCAAATGAGTAGGCAATTCTTGGATTTAAACTCTTTTAGAGTAGAAGTCTATTCCTTCTTGTCAGTAAGGTTCTTGCGAATTTTCTTACCTATTACCCAGTTATAATATTTTTCAGCAAAAGGCAAGGGATCATTTTTTTGTTGTTCTGATCCTGTCTCTTTTACCATTCTTAATATTTCTAACCGAATTTCTTGATCATTAAGATTGTTTATCTGCATTTAACATCTCCCTTAATGTATAAACTTGTTGAACCATTTTATCGTGATCCGGATGTTGTTTATTTCAGTAAGGTCCATCAGTATCATTAGTAATAGCTGATATTTCAGATTCTATGTCAGCAACTGTATTAACATCTTCGCTTTCAGTTGTAACAATTTTATCTTCTGACATCATACCTGCTATCTTTGCGAAACCTTTTATAATTTCCGGATGATCACCAAGTCTAGTGCCATTTGATAAAGTCATATCTAATACTTCTGGATTAATGTTTGCTTTTGCTAATGCACCAGCTTGTTGTACCTTTGCATCAAAGTCTCTACCCCATTCTTGTCTTAACTGTTGTTCAGATTGAGCCTGTGCAGTTTCTGTATCAATTTTTGATTGTTGAGCTGTACCTTCCATATTATTTTTATAAAATTCTAATATGCCTTCAGCCTGTTGATTATTTAAACCAAGTTTGTGAGATTGTTCAGCAAAAGATTTAATTGCATTATCATCCATCTTAACAACTTCTGATTCAATTTTTAAATTGTATTTATCTGGAGATTCTGGTCTACCCAATTTTGAGTATGCTTCATCCCAAACTTCTTGAGTAGAATTTTTTGTAGGTATAGCAATTTTATCTTGACCTATCATTCTTACTGCATTGATATAAGATTTAGCCAAAGCATCTGCTTCTGTAAATTTTTCAATGTTTGGATCTTTTCTATATTCTTCACTAATAGAATCTTTCCAAGATTGAGTTGGTGTATCTGTTTTTGCAACTGTAGTAGGTGTTGCAACTGGTTGTGCTGTTTCTGTAGTCGCTTGTTCTACAGGCACAGTTTCCTGTGTTATCTGTTCATTTGACATTTTATTTTTCCTTATCGTTTCGTAGCATTGATTTAATAAATAGAATGACACTACGTTGTCCTTCCATGTATGCACTTTCATGACTATCACCTTTTACATTAGTGGTAGAATGATAATGACATCTTTTTTCAAGGTCAGTTAAGACTTCTTTGCCTTCTTCTGTATTGAATATAAATTTATAATTTTTTTGTAATCCCTTTACGAATTTTTCCAGTTCTTTTGTTTCCATATTATTCCACTTCAGAATTTGCTACAGCTTGTGCTTCTTCTGGCAAGGCTTTCGCTAGTGGTGCTATTGCTCCTCCGGCTTGTGCAACTTGTTGCATTTGAGCCATTTGTTGTTGTTGTTCTGCAGCTTGTGCTGCTGCTTCTCTTTCTGCATTAACTTGTGATTGTAGTTTTAATAATTTTTGTGGCATCCCTACAAGTTCAGCAACGTGTTTAGTTAGTGCATCAAAATTTACATAATCAAATACAGGAGCTACATTTGCAAGTGATCCT